CTCGGTGGTGGTCTCCTCACCCGCCATGATCTCCAGCAACTCGTCGGCATCGAAGCCGGTGAGCGCGAGATCGAAGTCGTCGAGCTTGAGCTCTTCGAGTTCGAGGCGCAGCAGGTCTTCGTCCCAGTCTGCCCAGGTGGCTGAACGGTTGACCAGTATGCGGAAGGCCTTGATCTGCGTCTCGGTCAGGTCGTCGGCCAAGATGACCGGCACCTGTTCCAGGCCGAGATGCAGCGCGGCCTTGTAGCGAAGATGGCCATCACAAATTTCGCCCGTGCTCTTGGCGACAATGGGCAAGCGAAAGCCAAACTCGCTGATGGCGCTGGCCATCTGCTCGACGGCGTGGTCGTTCTTCCTGGGGTTTCTTGCGTAGGGGATCAGCCGGCTGGTCGGCCAGTGTTCGAGTTTGAGGTCACTCAGTTGCATGTGTCGTCTCCAGTCGTTCTGCCTCGACCTCGGCAAAGGTCTGTCCGGTCGCCAGCAAGGTCACCGGGATGTCGGGATGGTTTTGTTGGAAGCGCTTGACCGCCACGTCGGTGTAGGACGGAGCGAGTTCGATGGCGCGGGCCTGGCGGCCAGTTCTTTGCGCGGCCAGGATCGTGGTGCCGGAGCCGCCAGAGGGCTCGAAGACGATGTCTCCCGGGTCCGAGTACGCCAGCAGGATGTGCTCAGGCAGCGCCACCGGAAACACAGCCGGATGGTCGATGTCCCGGCCAATCTTGCCCTTGTGGCGCATCACCCGGATCACGCTGTCGGGAATGCGGTAGTCCTGGGTGGGCTGCCCGGCATGGGTCCAGCCACCGACTTCGCCATCCTTGCCGCGCATCGCGGTCGATGATCCGTCAGCGCGCAGGTGCGAGTCCTGACCGGCGTGCTTGCACGGCACGATCTTGTGAGGCTGTCTGCTCTGGCGGTTGAAGTGGAAGATGAACTCGAAGCTGGGCGCCAGTCGCCCGGCCCAGTCACCAGGCATCCCCGGCCCCTGGTCCCAGACGTACCAGCCAAAGCGTCGCCAGCCTTGCGTGCGCATCCAACTGATCCAGCCATCCCAGTACGGGATCACCTCGTTGTCGCGGTGGATCAAACCGAGGTTCACCAGCACCTGGCCGTCGCTGGCCATCGGCAAGTTGGCGAAGACGCCACGCATCAGCGCATCCCAGTCGGCGATGCCCTGGGTGTAGTTGCGCTGCTGGCCGTAGGGTGGGCTGGTGAAGCACAGGCGGGCCTGGTCATCGGTCATCAGCGTGGCGACCACGGCCGGGTCGGTCGAGTCGCCGCAGATCAAACGGTGCGCACCCAATTGCCAGATGTCGCCGGCTCGGCTGATCGGGTTGGTTGGTGCCTGCGGAATGTCCTCGTCGGCGTCTTCGGTAAATCCGCCAATTGGCGGATTTGTTTCGTCGCCCGGATCGGCTTCGCCCAGTAGGTCTGCCAACTCGTCGTCGCTGAAACCGGTCAGCGCCAGGTCGAACCCGGCGGCAGACAGCTCGGCCAGTTCGGCAGCCAGCAACTCTTCATTCCATCCGCCCTGCAGCGTTAACTGGTTATCCGCCAGGATGTAGGCGCGGCGCTGAGTGGGCGTGAGGTGATCCAGGACGACCACCGGCACGACGTCGAGCGCGAGTTTCTGCGCAGCGGCCAAGCGACCATGTCCAGCCAGAATGCCGCCATCACCCGAGACCAGCAGCGGCGCGGTGAAGCCGTACTCGACGATGCTGCTGGCGATCTGTGCCACCTGTGCATCGGAGTGGGTGCGCGCATTCTGGGCGTAGGGCTTGAGCCGGTCCAGCGGCCACAGCTCGATACGGCTGGCCATGGAAGGGGTGAAGGGAGTCGTCATCGATGACCCTCGACGAAAGTGTTGAAACATTCGTCAGGGGGATCTGACGAAGAAATCAGCGCAGGCGCTGCGCGATCTCGCGGGCGACGATAGGAATCAGCGCATCAAGGTGCTGGCGCAGGGTGTCGCGCACCAAGATTTCGAGAAGCTCAGATGGCCGCTCTGCCGACACAGGCTCTTCGACAGGATCGGGGCGCAGGCCGGCTGCGAAGGCTTTGCCGACCACATCGCCCACATCGGCGTAGGTCGGCTCGCTGGGGTTCCACATCGGGTGGGTTTTGATCGGGTGTTTCTTCATCGGGCCAGATCCTCCAGGGCTTCACGAATGGCGACATCCAAGATGTCGGTGACACCGCGCACATCCGGGTCGGCCACCACCAGGGCGACGATCTCGGGCGCAACCTTGCGCGGGATTTGCTGCATCCGATCCCGCAGCTGGCGGGCCAGCTGGAAATACTTGATGTCGACCTCGTCCTTGCTGATCAGCTTGCCCGTGCGCTCTTCGAATTCGAGCTTGGCCAGGCGCGCCGAGTAGGTCTCGCGCACCGCCCGGGCCTTGTGGTAATCGACACCTCGGGCATCGTCGCTGGCCTGGGGCATCGGCGGCGGTGCAGCGGGTTGGGACACCGGTGGTGGTCGGGCGGTGGTCACCCTCGGGGTGGTCGGCTGGGCGGTTCGCGTGTGCCGATCCCATTGGGCATCGGCCTTGATTGGATCGATGCTGCCATCGGGTTCGGGATGGATGCGTCCACTGGCGATCGCCTTCTGGACAGCGGACAGGGCCACGCCGCGATGCCGGGCGTAGGCGCGCAAGCTCATGCTCATAAAAATCTCCAACCAGTCGATGGCAGGCCGGGTGACCACCGACCACCTGACCACCTATTTTTTGAGTCTGACGCTAGGCAAGCGTCGCGCTGCGCGCGGCCCCCGCTTTTTAGATGGCCCGGGAGGACCCGTTAATCGTCGCCAGAGGCGCAATTGCAGCCCTGGCAATACTCGGAGATGCCCGCATCGCAAAATCGCTCAAAACGCTTCCTGTCGCTTTTTAGGGCTATCGACTTTCAGTGTTCCGACGCACGCCTCACCCCTTCGTCAGCTCTTCCCGCAGCGCCCGCTCCATCTGCCGTTGGTACTCCCGCAGAGCCACGCTTCGCACGGTGTCGGCCATGCCAAAGCGCGGTTCGACCTTCTGCTGCCGACGCAGCAGGTACAAGGCCAAGATGCGCTTCTCGTCACGGCGCTCGAACACGGCTCTGGCACGGTAGAACACGTTCTTTTTCGCCATCACCTGGCCCGGCCACTGGCTCTTGGGGATGACGCGGGTCTGGGCGGTCTGTGCCATCGGGCCAACCGGAATCGCCAGTTTGCCGGTCTTGGTGCCACCAGTTTCCTGCAGTGCCATGAAGCGATCCCGCGACCAGACCTCGGCCATCAGCGTGCGGGGCTTGGCCGGCGTCATGCCAATGCCCCGGCTGATCCATGGGCGGCGCAGGTTGAAGCGCTCGGGCAGACCGTCGCGCACCGCATCACGGGCGTCGAAGGCGGTGCGGGTCAGGGCCTTGGCGACAGCGTTGGGTACGTGCTGCTGTGCCAGTTCCGAGAGGTGCTCGGTCGCCTTAGCTATGTCGGCGGTGACATCAAGTTTCAGCATCAGCAGGCTTCCGGCGGCGAGGAGTAGCTGGCGCTTCGGTGTTTGCAACAGGCTCGACAGCAATGCCGGCCTGCTGCGCCAGGATCTGTTCGGCGGTGGCTGCATCGACTTCGACCATCAGGCCAGGGACGAACGCGCGCACGCCGCCGTCGCCGGCGAGAACCACCGGGCGGGTGATGAGGAGTTTCATGGGGGAGTCTCCAGTGTCGGAGAAGGTGGGCTGTGTGGCGAATGCCAGGCCCAGAAACGACAACGCCCACGCGGGGATTCCGGTGGGCGCAGCTATCAGCAGTACGGGATTAATGTACCTTGTGTCCGGACGGGATTCAATCAGGTTTTGCAAAACCCGCTGAATTTTTTTACATCAACGCACGTCGTAGCCCATATCCAGTTCCTGGGCTTGTTCGACGAGCTCGTCCAGCGCCTGACGACGCTGTGCATCCACGCGTTGCTTATAGGCCACCACATCGTGGCGATCCAGACAAGGGCCGCCAGGCTGATCGGCGCACGCCAACTCTCCGGCCTGCACTTGCTGGCGAAGAAACGCCACCGAGACGTTCAGATAGTCCGCTGCCTGCTGCTCGCTCAGTTGTTCTGGCATTGCCTCAGTCATACACGCCCTGTCGAATTCGTCCATGGTTTCACGGTTCACAGCACCGATCTGATGCAAGGCCCGCATCGTCTCGTGAATGGCTCCCAAGGCCTCGCTGCGCGGTTTGGCACGCATCCCGACACCAACTACGCCATGACCACGCTGGTGCGAACTTCAACCTTCAGTGCACGCTTGATAGCGGCGAAGATCGCCGAGATGTTGCTCATGGTTGGATTGCCCGAGGCCGACAGCATCCGGTGCAGGCTCTTGGCCGGCTTGTGGATCTCCTCGGCCAGCGACTCGAACCCGACCGTCGCGTTAACTAGGTCGCGTAGGATCAGTTTGGCCGTGTCGGGCTCGCCATCGATGAACAGGGTGATCGCCTCGTCGAGCAGCGCCTGGGCAAAAGCCGGATCGCTCTGCACACGGGCAGCCACGGTTTCTTTGAAATCACGGGTCAGTGCCATGGTTCACGCTCCTTTTTTCGTTTGTGCCTTGCGGCGTTTGTAGTCTTCCCACAAAGCCACCGCCTCATCGATGTCCTTTTGCTGGCCCTTCTTTGTGCCACCACCGATCAGGATGATGATCTTCAGACCGTCCTTGGCCAGGTAGATGCGGTAACCCGGCCCCCAGTCGATCTTGTACTCGCCAATGCCCCGGAACCACTCCACATTCGACAGATTGCCCTGTTCCATCCGGGCAGCGGCCACACTGACCTTGGCAGCAGCCATCGTGTCGAGTTTGGCAAACCACGCTGCGTAGGGGCTGCTTCCATCGGACAGGAGCAGTTCTTTGACTTGGTAGCTCATTGACAAAATGGTAACACATACGTTCCCATTGACGCCACTTGGATCGAGAAAAAGGCTGCCCACTTGCCAGCGAGCAGGCAGCCAACCCGGATCATGGTGAGATCACGCTCCAGTGCGCCGTGCGATGCGTCCGTGGCCCTGAGCGCTCATACCCGTAGTACCGGGCGAGCACCCCAAGTGCCGCGACCAGGATGCCCTTGGCCTCGTTTTTCTCGACGCGCTTGCCGTTCCATCCATCGCGCAAAGCCCAATCGCGGATCGACATCTGCAGCCCCGCCACGTACCAGAGCGCCGATCCCGCCGGAGAGCCGCTGCCGCCCACGGCCTCCAGCGCATCCCGAACAGCCCGGGCAGCACCAGCGTTCTTCTCGACCATCATCTGCCCGGGCGCGGTGCCACCCGGCAGTCCATCGAGCTTGGGACTGGCCACGCCACTGGCAAATGCCCTCGCAAAGTCCTGCGAGAACTGCTGCCCCGCATCGTGCATGGCACCAGTGATGCTGCCGTTTCGGAGCATCAGCGCCAGCGTGTCCACGGTGCGGTAGTGGTCGACGGGCTTGCGGTCATCGTCCTCCTCCCGCACGTAGCGGATCACGCTGCCATCCGGGCGGATGTGC